ATATTATACGCGAATATATCCGCATTCATCGGCGCGATGATAATGCCGCGTATGTGTTGGTGTCGCCTGAATTAGGGAAAGCGTAGTTGCAGGCTGCTTGAAATAACACCGCAATGGCGGAGCGGTTTTGAAATCCGCCTTTCATTCAACTAAAGGAAAAATCATGAACAAATCAGAATTAGTAAAAACCATCGCCGCTCGTGCAGGTTTAACCCAAACCCAAGCAGGACACGCATTAGACGCATTTTGCGCCACCGTGATTGACGAGTTGAGCGTAGGCGGCGAAGTGGTGCTGGCTGGCTTTGGCACATTCAAAACGGTGGTGCGAGCGGAACGCTTGGGGCGCAACCTCAAAACAGGCGAAGCGATGACGATTGAAGCGCAAATGGTGGCGAAATTTACCGCTAGCAAGGCGTTGAAAGAAGCAGTTAAATTGATTGTGTGATTTAACTCTCTCACAGGTAAAGGAAAATACAATGTTTATTAAACAATTAAGCGTTTATCGCTTGAACCCTGAAACCACTCCTAGTGTAAATAAGCTGGAAATGGCATTGGCAAAATCCCCTTTTTCGGAAGTAACGGGTTTAGATTGGTACAGTCTCGGTTTTGTGCCTCCTCATGGTTTTGGACGCGAGCTGGTTTTTCAGGCTGCAAACACATGGTCGGTTAGCTTGAAAAAACAAGAACGTATTTTGCCTGATTCTGTCATTAAAGATGCGGTAGAACAGAAAATCACACATATTGTGCAGAATGAATGCCGTCCTGTTGGTCGCAAAGAACGCATTGAGTTAAAAGAACAAGTGATAGATGAATTGTTACCACGCGCTTTGTGCCGTAGTAGTCGCTTGATGGCAATGTGCCATGTGCCTAGTCAGTTGTTGTTGATTGGTAGTGCGAGCAGCCATGTTGCCGAGAATATGCTGTCAAATTTACGCGAGGCTTTGGGTGGATTAGATGCCAAGTTACCTCATACCAAGCAGTCGCTTATGTCTTTGATGACAGAATGGGTATTAGCCAGTAAAGCCGCAGGCAATTTTGAATTAGATGATTCGTGTCAATTAACAGGTGTTACGCGCTTTGATGGACTGATTAAAATCAGTCATAAGCTATTGAGTGATGAAGATGTGGTAATTCATGTCAAAAATGGTTTGAAAGTTAAAGAATTAGGCTTGATTTGGCGTGAACAAATTGCTTTTGTTTTAACGGAAGACTTTAAGTTAAAACGCATTTGCTTTTTGGATACTTTGCAAGAAAAAGCAGAATCACAGAGCGATGATGCAGCCAGTTTAGCTTTTGCTAGTCAAGTGATTGCAGCCGAAAGTTTGTCTAAATTGATTCATGAATTGGTTGCCATTTTAGGCGGATGGGAGGAATGACTTTCAGGCAGCCTGAAAGCCCTAGACCACAAATCCAAACGGGTTTTAATCCGATTTAAACCCAGTTTAAAGCCCGTTTCAGTTTGTGATTTAACAGGAGAACAACCATGCCCCGCATAACACCCGACCAAAAACGCAAAGGCTTAATTGCCAAAATCCACGTTGCTAAAACGCAGCTCAATATGGAAGATGATGTTTACCGCAATTTTTGCCTGAAACCACAGGGCCAAGCGGCTGGCGTGCTTTTGGTTTGCTGCAACTACAACGTGTCGTTACCAAAATGGAACAGCTCGGCTTTAAACCGACACGCAAAAACATCGGCACCAAACCGCTACACAAAACCGATGTATCTGCCATGATGAACAAACTTGCCGCCCTGCTCGCTACATCGGGTAAAAGTTGGGCATATGCTGACGGCATGGCGCGGCATATGTTTGGCAAAGAACAAGTCAATCAACTGGACGCAATGAGTTTACGCAAATTGATTGCCGCGCTGAATATTCATATTTTGAAAGAACAAGCGAAACAAGCAGCAACATTATAAAAAAAATCCGCGTAACACATGGTCAGCGGACTAAAAAAATCAACATATTTAATGAATTATAAACCAAATATAGGAAAGCTGACAATGGAAAAATTAACGGATTTGTCTTTGGATTGTTTGCCCGAAAGTGTACAAAGCATTGCTGATGTGATTGGTTTGGCGGACACGATTGCGCTGGTTAAAGCGATTGGCGGTTCGCGCTTTAAGTTTGGCAAGGGAAAGCACAATACGGCGCGGCTGGCTTTGCTGCATGAAGCGATTGGCAAGCGCAAAACAGAACAGCTATTAGACGTGTTCGGCGGCGATGAATTGTATGTGCCACGCTGCCAAGTGGTGTTGCGGCGATTGCGTAATCAGCAGTTTCGCGCGGATTTTGCAGCATTGACCGATGACGGCAAAACGAGCAAGGCAATGGCGTATTTGCAACTGTTGCCGAAGTATCAAATTAGCAATCGCACGGCAGATGCGATTTTGCAAGAGCGTGAAGTGCTTAAAGTAGCACAGGGGGATTTGTTTTAAGGTGTCAAAGCTATTGCGATTTTTTTTCAAAATGTCGTAAAGTAATCACAGGCAGCCTGAAAGTTTAACTGACTTTCAGGCTGCTTTTGTTTTGGGGCGAAAGGTTGCCACTACATCACCGCGCCGAGCTTAACGCACAATGGCAGCCTGAAAATAGGACAAGGAATAAGCAATGGCTGACCGATTTTTGACTTTTATAGAGCGTGTACTCGGACACGAGGGGGGCTATTCCAACCATCCACGCGATAAGGGCGGTGAGACGAATTGGGGTATCACCATCGCCACCGCTCGTACCAATGGCTATACAGGCAGTATGCGCATGATGGCGCGTGAGCAAGCGATTGAAATTTACCGTAAGGCATTTTGGGAACGCTATCAATGCGACAAATTGCCTAATGCATTGGCATTTCAATACTTTGATGCGTGTGTGAATCATGGCGCAAGTCATGCCGCCAAGTTTTTGCAACGTGCTTGTGGTGTAGCTGCTGATAGCATGGTGGGCGAACAAACTTTGACAGCCGTTGCGCGACAATCCGACCGCGATTTAACGCTGAAATTCCACGCCGAGCGCACACGTTTCTACACACAGTTATCTACCTTTGACACCTTTGGCAAAGGCTGGATGCGCCGTCAAGCGGATAACTTGGTGTATGCGGCTATGGATTTGGCTGATAACCCACAGGCAGCCTGAAAAATGAAATTACTCAAATGGTTAAGCGGTCTTATCTGCAACCCAGCCACAGGGCAAATCAGTCATACCAAGCTATGGGCAAACA